CATGGAGTTCCGTTTGCAGTAACAGCGGCGCAAAGACCAGCAACATCAGGGTTGCAAGGTACATAGCGATATTTGTCAGCAAAACGGTCATAAATGTATTTGTATCCAGAATCAAACACAGCAAAAGAAGTGCTTTCTAATGTGTCGAAGAATCCGACAACGTTATTTGTTTGATCTAATGCGGAAGAAACTCCGACGATATTTCCACGGTGAGGTGAAATAAATGCGATACAATCTTTTCTTGCAGATGCAATGGAGATAAGTTTTGCAGCTTTGGATCTAGAATCCGAAGAGGTGCCGCCACCTGGACCCATCAAAAGATAGTCAAGTTGAACGCTTTCTGGATCAGCAAACTCTTCATATGCAGCTTGGACTTCTCCAAGAGTTACGCTGTAGTCAGTAACACCACTAGAAAGAACGTAGCGGGCACCACCAACAGCAAGGTTGCTAATTGCCAGACCCAGGAAAAAATCAAAGTTAGTTGTGGAATCACCACCCCAGTTAACTGCTGTTACTGCAGCGTTTCCGCTTACATCATAGAAGAGAGATGCACCAGAAGCGTCGTGATTACCCCAGTAGATATACTGTGAGGAAGCAAAAATTACTTCTGGATAATAGTTGAGAGCTCCCTCTGCGGACTTAGCGTCAGATGCTTTAGATGCATAAGTGAATTTTTCCAGAACTGTCAACGGAGTTCCAGTAATACCACCATCTCTGTCGTATACAACAACGTGGATCTCATCCTTAGAACCGCCACGAGCGGCAACATAAGGAGAAGTGCCAGGACGAGGAGCAATAGAGTTCCACTTAAGACCAGTGAAAACATACTGCTGATCATACCAGCTAACGGCGGCATCAACAGTGCGATCATCTGAACCGTTGTCAACGGTGTCTGCAGTGGTAAAATTATCTCCACTGATGGTTACCAATACAGCGGAAGTGTTGCTTGCATCATAAGCAACGATTCTTGCGCTCTTGGTTCCAGCTACATCATTGATAACTGTACCAATTGCATTAGTAGTCAGAACTCCACTGAGGGTGAGAATTTGATCTGCGCCACCGTCAATAACAGCAACATCTAAGGAGTTACCGAATGCACCAGGAGTTCTTGCGGCAAAGTTAAATGCCGCAGTACCAGCATTATAGTTTGCTAAGAAATCATCATTGTTGTTGATTTTCAGAGTGTATGGGTTGGTGGTTGCGTCGTTAGATGCAGTCAGGTTTCCTGCGTCTGCTCTAACAACATCGAGTACACCACCATAAGACAGGAAACTAGCGGCGGACCACCAGTATTCATAGTTGCTGTCATTTGGTTTGCCGAAAATCTCCAGGAGCTCTGCCTCATTAGAGATTCTGGTTGGGGTTAGGATTGGTCCCTTTTCAAAGGCACCAGCAATCGCACCCACATTAGTTTCTACAGTTTCAATCGATCCAAGGGTAAGGTCTCTTTCCTGGATCGCTACTCCTGGCGAGAGAAGCGTGCTAGCCATGCGTTAACTCCTGAAATAAAAGATTTCATTTTTGTCTAAAATTATTTATTAAAATCTACTTTTCAGCGATAGTCCCACATGAATGCGCGATCTCCGTATTCATCGTAACTAGTTCCATCATTCATTCCTGTTGTCCAGATGGTTCCTTGCTCATCTACAACAGTTTCTTCATCTAAACCATCGAGAATAAAACCGAATGGTGCCATGTCCTGTTCGATTTGATTCTTCTGCTCCTCATAAATGCGCTTGCGGATATCTTGATCCGTCATCTCTTTGAAGTATTCTTGCTGGACTAACCAAGCAAAGATAACCAAACACATAACAAGGTCATCATTGTATCCTTCGTCTGCTTCAAAAGATTGTTTGTGCTGAATGAAAGTAGTCAATTCCGCAACTATATTATAATCTCTTACTACTAACTTATCGTCTTCGATCAAAGTTTTTAAGTTAGAGCATCCTTGCGCTTTGACAGTCTTACTCATCTTGACACCCATCTGTGTCTTGCCACCAGAAAATCCATGCCCTACAATCTGACCAGCACGTCCGCGCATAGCACACATGAGTACATTCTCATACTCCAAATCGTAGAACAACATAGAAGATACTGCTTCTCCAATATCATTAACTTCCGTTAATACCCAGGCATTATTATAATTTTCTGCAGTAGTCTTAATAATATTTGGGAACAGCATTGGTCTGATATCATGATCCCTATATTTTGCTACTAATCTCCAAGGAGCTTGCGTGATATCAATAACCACGAAAGCAGAATAGTCCTGAGACAAACCTCTACTAACATCAACACATATAATATAGTCGTGTCCAGGGACGGCATTTTCATAAACGTCCAATCCTGCATTACTAGTAATAGGATCGTCGTAAGTTAGATTGCGAAGTTTTGATGCTGTAATCAGAGTGTCAACAGATCCTAGGAACTCACATTCAAATTCTTGCGTAAACTGTCGTTCTGATGTGTTCGCGATGGTAGTTTTTTTCCATTCTTCATCGCGTCCTGGTACAAGTGACCAGTGTACCTCTGTCCATGCATATCCATTTCTACCTTTCTGAGCATCAACCCAGAGTTTGTAGAAATGGTTCATCCCGTTCGGCGTTGAGATGATGATGACTTTTGTTGATTTACCAGAAGTAATAGTAGGATAAACAGAGGCAAAGAATTGCTCTGCAATATGGTTTGGAATGAACGCAAACTCATCGAGGAAGATGATGTTAAACGACATGCCTCGGATAGCAGACGCAGATGTAGAAGCTGCCAGTATCTTACTGCCATTTTCAAGTTCCATTGAACCTTTATTATATACCACAATTCCCTGCTGCATCCATAGCGGGAGTTGTTCGTATGCTAATTGTAATCTTCCTAGTAGGTCCCTGGCAGTAGAAAGTTTGTTTGCTAGGATACCGATGTTTACGTTGTCATTGAACAACGCATAGTGAAGTAGATATGATACGCAAGTAGTAGACTTACCAGTCTGACGTGGCAACTTAGCGATATTGAATCTGTGCTCGTGGAAACTATTAATCAGTTCCTTCTGGAAGTCCCACATCTTAAACGGCACAACACCCTCGTCAAGAGAAATAATCTTGACGTAGTTCATTGCAAAGTAGACAGGATCTTCCTTACACTTCAAATACTCTTGGATTTGTTCCTGAGTAAATTCAATCGCCGTCCCAACCTTTTTGAGGTTAGGATTACCTAAGTAATGTTCAGACATAATTTTGCTACTAAAAAAGGGAGGTTACTCCTCCCTAGCTTTATTTAGTTTGTACCAGTCTTCGGCAGTTTCATAACTATCGAAGTAACGCATACGCCCATGAAAGGCGAGTGTAAATTTGTGTAGAAGAGAATCGAAACCGATGATGCCCGTATCCTCTTCGTCAAGGTATAGACGATCTTCTGGAACCATAGTCATGACTCTTGCTCCTTTTTAGTTAGTTCGCTCTCTATAATAGCACGAAGGATCTTTGCACGTCTAGTCTCATTGAACGCCTCTAAGACTTTTAGTTCTTGTTTTAGTTCATCTAGACTAACGCCTCTTTCCATGTAGAATCTCCGTTGCCTACACAGTATATATGATTCAACTTAAACCGTCAAGTTCTTCTAACATTTTGCGTCTTTCCTCAATTTTTCCATCAATAAAACCTGCTCTATAATCCCAGGTCTGTCCACCATCAGTTCCTTTCATGGGATTGATGCACTGGTGGTTACCTAACTTGTTACATACCAGACTTGCTAGATCTAGTTCACTTCCTTGGTTGCCAGTTCCACCCCAAATATGCTTCCCGTTAATCCAGGTAGCACCGCACTTCTCGCATTCTTTCCGCTCTAGTTTTAGATCAGAAAGCTGTCGGTCAGGATCGGTCATCGTTGTTGATCTCCTTGCTTAGTTTATTGAACTCAGGTAAGTCCTTTATGAGTTGCTGTTCTAATTTGCGTCTCATTAGAAACAGTCTAAACTGTATCAACTGGTAACGCAATGATATGTCTATGTATGCGAACAACCTCATAGTGGCATCATAACCCGCATAAGCGAATAATGCAGCCACTAAAAATACAATAATATAGAAACCAAGCATGGATTAGCAGTTCCAGGCACGAAGAGACTTATTGATTCTAGAGTCTGGATCGCGTGCTGTCTTCTTAGATGTTAATTTCTTTTTCATCCCCTTCATTCGCGCACAAAAGCTCGCTCTACGAGGGTTCCCAACTTTCTTTGAAGGTCTCTTAAGATCGCTTCCTGGATTCTGACGTTCGTAGGACTTGCGTCCTTTTTCATTAAGTCCGCCTTCTGGATTTTTTCCAGACTTCTTTTGCCAGTCTTCATTCTTCACCGCATCCGCAATTTTATGTGCCTTCTTAATTGTACTCTTTTTTAAAGGCGGTTTGTCACCAGTAGATTTCATTGCCTGAGCCATACCGATGGCATATGCATCATTATCTTCAGACTTCATCTTTTTCAGATGCTTTCTGATGCGATCTGCTTGACCTTTATGCATCTTAGATGCACCGTCAAGTTCTTTAGACATCTTCTTAAGATCAAGATCCTCATCCATTTCAGTGCCATCATTGACACCCTGGAGGGTTCCTTTGCCATCACATTCTTCGCACTTTTCGCCACTCTCCATATATCCAGTAGCGTTGCACTCTTTACATTGATGTGCTTCTACATCATAAGTTAGACCGCAATGCTCGCGGAACTCTCTAAAAGTTTTCATAGTCCCCTCAGTTGCTAGGAATGTAGGTGCCGTTGTTTTATCAGACTCGTGATATGATATTACTCTAGATCCAGGATAGATCTTTTCTGCAATACGTTGTGCTCCAGTTCTCTGGAGTTTCTGTAACTTTGGAGTAAAAGCAGACAGGGTGAATTCTCTACCACGCCACACGAGGTTGATGGTATAGTATCTACCATACATTGTAGGAATTCTTTCTGCCATCAGCTACTATAAGCGATGGAGACTACCTTTACCAGATTACCGTTAGATGCTGCTTCTAATGTATCTGTCGGATCCTTTTCGATCAATTCAACAGTCCCAGTTTTAACTGTAACAGTTCCAACTGTAGCAGGTGCATCAGTCTTTCTAGTGATTAGTAAATCTGCAGAATGAGTATTGTACAAACGCACAACAGTCGCATTGTTTACATTTGACGCTGAGGTTAAATCTCCCTCAGAAGCCATGACCTTAATCTTTGCCATTTTATCTAGAATGCTACAAGTTTATTTATCCGATTTCTTCTTAGCGTCTTTCAACATCTTCTGAAGATCTGCTGTACTCCCAACAAA